TAATAGAGCCGATGACGTATATGCTATTCACAGGATGGGCAATCACCCAGAATTTAAAACAATGACAGAACTACACGTCCAAAAGGTTAAAAATGTTATGACTGGAGGAGAACTAACTACACTAGACGAGCCATTAAGATTTAATTTTTATAATGGTTATTATACAATAGGTGGTAATAATCCACTAAAACACATACAAAATGGATGAATTAGATGTAATTTTAAGAAAAAACAAACTAGACATAATGATTATTAAGGCTAGTGCTGAGGTTGAAAAGAATAATAACAAAGTAAAGAAAGAGGGACTAGAGGTTTTAATGGATATATTAGAACTAATCCACGACCTCCAACACGAAATTAGACAAGACAATAGGTTAATATCTAAACTTAAATATGAGAACGCTGTAGCCTACAAAGAAAATGCCATACTAAAAGCAGACTTTTCAAAGTATAAACACCAATTAATAAAAGCAGAATTAGAAACACCAAATAAAACTTAAAAAATGGATAAAATTTATTTTCTTATATTAGCGTCAAATATTATGACTTTTTTTTGTGGATGTATATTCACTTTTATAGTAGAGCAATACAATAATAAGTGATGAAAAACAGAACTCTTAATGAATACCGACAGACAAAAGACTCAGTTTATAAAGATAATGATAGTATTGTTGAGCGTGATATTAATTTGTTATGTAGAATATATCCTAACAACTATGACTTAGGTAAAATAATTAGAAAATATTTTCAAAAATTATGACTTTAAATGCTAACCAAAAAGGCAAACGTTTTGAAAGAGACGTGGCTAAACAACTAAATAAGGTTTTTAAAACCAACGTTCGAAGAACCCCTATGAGTGGCGGAATGTCCATAAAAGGCGACATTATAGACATTAATCCAGACTCTATTCTATTTGACTACCATTGGGAATGTAAAAACCAAGAAAAATTAAACATCTGGAAAGCCTTAGAACAGGCTAGAAGTGACAGACCTAGAGGTAAAACTCCAGTTGTAGTATTTACTAAGAACTTTGAGAAAGACTATGCCTGTTTAGAATTTGAGGACTTTATGAATTTACTATTAACCATACAACAACTACAAGATGAAATCAACACTAGACCGAATAGCTAAAATAATAAAAGAATACAAACAAACTGACGTATTTGATGGTAACAGCTTAAATAAACAACTAAAAGAATTGACAGCCTATCTATATCATATAGAAACTATTAGAACTAAAGCACATAATGACTTTGAAAAGGTTATTCATAATAGAGTTAAAGAGGGTTTTTCTGTAGCTAGAGCAACTAATGAGGCTAATGTAGAAGTTCCTGAGATGTATGAACTAAGAAGATTGTTAGAGTCTGGCTATAGGGTTATAGATGCAATGAGGACCAACATAAGTTTCTTAAAGTCTGAAATGTATAATGTCACAAAAGAGTATTAATATGGAATTAAATAAATTTTATAAAGGGGATTGTTTGGACTTAGTTAAAGATTTAAAAGACAATTCTATTGACTGTGTAATAACTTCTCCCCCTTATTTTAATAGTTTGAAAAAATATCAAAGGGGAAGTGGTTATCATTATACACAAGACATAGGAGAGCCACTTTATTTAATATATGATATATGTGAAGCTCTTAAACCAAAGATTAAAGAGGAAGCAGCTTTATGTATTAACTTGGGTTATAGCTATGGAGAGACTGGAGTGATGAGACCTTTTGATATTATTAATAGAATTAGAACTAAACTTGGATATTTTGTAAGTGATTTAATTGTATGGCATAAAAAAAACCCTATACCATTACAAAATAGATTAACAAATTCAACAGAATATATTTTTGTATTATCTAAAACACCAAAATTAAAATACGAAACAAAAAAATATACTCACAATTTTATTGAGTCTGGTGTAGCTTCAAGTGGTTTAGGACATTCTGCTGTATATCCTGAAGACTTACCACAATTTTGTATAGAAAATTTTACAAAAAAAAAATGATATAGTTTTAGATTGTTTTATGGGTAGTGGAACAACTGCTCTAAGTTGTGTAAAAAACAATAGAAATTTTATAGGATTTGAAGTAAATGAAGAATATATAGAACTATCAAAAAAAAGAATACATCCTTTTATTAATCAACAGAGATTGTTTTAAATGGACAAAAAGCTAATTAAGAAAATAGAAAACTTTATACTTTGGATTGGTAGAGAATATAATGTCGTGGAGTTACAAGACTTTAAACAGGACATTTTTATGATACTACTTAATAAAGGTGAGGATTTTATCATACAATTAGACAAAGAAAATAGCGTCAAAAAATACGTTTACAAACTTTGCCTCTATCAAATAATTAGCGAGCGTGGACAATACCAAACTAGATACTATTTACCTAGTCAATTTAGTAGTATAGAGGACATAGAAACATACTCAAATACTTGTTTTAAAGACCAAGTACTAAAAGACCTTATAAACTCTTTAGATGGTTTAGACCGTATTATGATGGAACAATTATTAATTTGTAGTGGAAATAGAAACTGTTTAGCTGAAAAAAGTGACATTCATAGAAATACAATACAATATAAGTTCAAAGAATTAGCAAATAAGATTAAAAAAAAATGGACATTAAATGAATTCTATAGTTAACATATTAATAATAATTACAGTTACGACAACTTGGGTAGACTATGCCAGACCCTTAATAGATAAGTGGGATTTTAAGCCTTTAAACTGTAGCTTTTGCTTAACCTTTTGGTTATCCTTAATATTTTTTTTAATAACTTTAGACCCAATAGTATTAACCTCACCCTTAATTTTACGTATAATTGAAAGACGACTAATATGACAGTAGAAGAAACTATAAAACTATATAATAAAACAAGTGCTTTTCCAGGCTCTATAGACATATCATTTCTAAGAAATAACCTAGACCCTATTTTAAAAGAAATACATCCAGAAATGAAAATTAGTTGGGCGTGTAATAGTTGCGTAAAAAACCAAATGCAAATCTTATTTAATTGGCTAGTCCAAAAAGAGGCAAAAGAAGTAAAGAAAGTAAAAAAGAAAAAAAATGTTAGACGAAAGAGAACTGCTAAAAAATGATTTTAGTTATGGCTATTATATAGACGAAGAGGGCTTATATTTTTACTCCGAATTAGACGGAGATGTTTATGAGTGTTTTGACATTAATGGCGTGTCCTCAACAACTTTTGATTTTAATACAGATTATAGAATTTTAGAACTTGCATACATATTTGAAAAAAATGAATTGGATAACAAAGAAGAGATTTAAAGAGCAAATGTTAAAAAGACGTCTAACATATAATAATAAAAGAGTTTATATAAAATCATTAGATAGTAAAATAGCTATTGTTAGCCATACCGAAGAGGGAAACTACAAACAGTTTAAAGTTAATATAGAGGACTTAGTAGACTTTAAATGAAATTAACACCTAAAGAAATAAAAGAGCAAAAGGCTAAGTTTGGTAGTGAGGCTGTAAATTACTTTATTAGGTTTATGGAAATGAGAGAAAGATGTAAAAATCTTCCTGACTATTTTATAAAACAAGTCATTGAAAATAGTGACGACCCTAAAGAGTTTAGAACTTTTAATATAGGTAATATGAGAAACTATAAAAGAAAGCTAGAAAACACACTTTTAAATAACGGTAATAATGACAAAGCTAACACCTAAACAAAGTAAATTCGCTGAAGAGTATGTCAATACTGGTAATGCTTCAGAGGCTTATAGACGTGCTTATGATGTTGCTAAAACTACGTCTAATGAAGTTATAGCAGTTAAAGCTAGTGAACTACTTAAAAATGGTAATATATCGGTAAGGGTCAAAGAGTTGCAAATAAAAGTAGCTGAAGAGTTTCAAATAACACGCAAGGAAGTAGCTCAGGGCTATTTTAAGATGATTAAATCTTGGGAGTATCTAATGGACTTAGCAGCAAAAGAAAGTCTCACAAAAGACCAGAAAGCTAAGTTTTATTTATTAAAGGAAATGGTTAAAGGCTCTGACTATAGAGGTGCTTATGATTCTATAGCTAAGATGTTTGGATTAAATGCACCAGATAAACAGGAAATAGAGTCTACTGTAAATAATATTAACATTAATATTAAGCGTGGAAGCGACTGAAATATTCGAGCGTAACTATGATAGTAACTCTAAGATTGTAATAAATAGGGGTGGAACTCGTAGTAGTAAGACCTGGTCCTTAAATCAATTATGTGCTTTATGGTTAATTAGCGGCAACTATGGTCAAGATAAATACTGTTATGAGGGCGTATGGACTACTGTAAGGAAGTATAGGACTAATTTAGATGGAACTGTAATTAGAGACTTTGAGGACATTTTAAAGGCTGAGGGTTGGTATGATGGGGTTGAACATAACAAAACTAAGAAACAATATAGATACGGTAAAAGGTTAGTAGAGTTTATAGGTGCAGATGATGAGCAAAAGCTAAGAGGTGCTAAAAGAAATATACTATATTGTAATGAGGCGAATGAGTTAGAATACAAACAAGAGTTTTTCCAGCTATTAATGAGGACCGAAAATAAGATATTCCTAGACTTTAACCCAGATGATGAACAAATATGGATTAACCAAGAACTTGAAATAAAGCGTTCTAAGGAGGTTAATGATGTTGAGGTAATAGTAAGTAACTATAAAAACAATTCGTTTTTACCTAAGTCACTAATTAAAGAAATAGAGTATTTACAACAAACAGACAAAGAGTTCTGGAAAATATACGGACTTGGTGAGTATGGAAATATAAGTGGTTTAATATATGAGAATGTTAAATATGTTGATAGTATGCCAGATTGTAGGCTTGTAGCTTATGGATTAGATTTTGGGTATAGTATAGACCCCTCAGCGTGTTTAGCTGTTTATAAGAAAGATGATGAACTATATTTAAAAGAAATAGTATATGAAAGACAATTAACTAATCAGGACCTAGCAGAAAGGCTAAGACCAATACTAGGTAATGATGAGGTCATTTGTGATAGTGCAGAGCCTAAAAGTATTGAGGAGATATATAGACTAGGTTTAAATGCTAAGCCAGCTACAAAAGGTCGTGACAGTATT